TCTTTTAAATTCTGTATTTGTGTTTTATATATGCCCATTATTTATTGTATGCACTTCTAGAGTTAGCTAATATCTGAAATTTTTGTTGCTGTGTTCCTAATAGTTTACCACATATTGGAGACACTTCAGTATAAACTTCTGTGCCTTTTTTATAAAGTTTTTTAAACATTATATTTTCTTGTAATGTTTCTAGTTTTCTACCTGTATATCCTAGTCTTTTTCTATCAGGTGTTTCTAATATTTCTTTACCTATAAGTTTTGAACCTATATAGTATTCTTTTGAGTATCCGTTTATTTCAAACATTGTTCTGCATTTTATTTAATAAACTAGAAACATTCATTAAAGTTAATTCGTTATTTTTTTTAGCAGCTTCTTTTCCTACTTCTCTTAAAGCATAAACAACTAATTTTTTTTCGTATTTGTTTAATTCTAAATTCATTTTGTTTGTTTTATTATTATATATCAAATATAAAACTATTTAAGTTATAAACAAAATATTTTATAAGTTTTTTTTAATGTAAGGTATATTTACCAAAGTTTGGTCTTGATAATATAGAGTAAGTAGCATATCTACAAGGGTCAATAATATGATTATGCTTGTCTTCAGGTATATTTATAAGTCTACCTGATTTGTCTTCTTTCCATTTATAGTTTCTAAATTCTTGTATAGCATTGTTACTATCTGAAGTAATATGTAATTTATATCTTTTTAATAAGTCTATACCTGCATTGATTGAATCTTTACCTTTTAAACTTGGAAATATATTATGCCCCATTCTTCTTAGTTCAGCTATCAGTCTCGGCTCTGCACTATCTGCATATATAGGGTTAGTCAATAAGTTTTGTTCTCTTAAAAATATATTAATGTCTTGCGTTGTCATTTGAGTTCTATATAAATGCTCTTTGATGTATAAGTTATGTTCCATCACGAATACGCTTACAAGCGTTGTAGGGTCATTACTGTAACCAAAATCCATTCCGTATGATATTAGTTTAGCATCATCAGGTATTTTATTTACCTCTGCATATTTAAAGATTGTATTAATACTACTTGCTCTTTCCCCTAATCCATATATTTGCCAATATTGGTCATCGGTTTCTTTTAACCTTTCTATCTCATCTCTAATTACATCTTCTAAAAAAGGATTATCTAAATAAGTAGTTTTATAAAACGCACAATCTTTTCTAGTTATAACATTATCGTATATCCAATGATATTCATCTGATGGGTTAAAATCTAATATTATACGTTCTTGTGTTCTAAATATTAATTGTTGCCAATCTTCCCAATATAACTCGTTACCCTCATTGATAAATAGTAAATCTCTTTTACGCCCTCTAATCTTTTGTGATTGGTCAAGTGATGTGAACTCAATTAAGTTTCCGAATAAATTATATTCACTACTACTTTTATTATGATACTCATCTCTATAAACTTGATAATGATTTAATATCTGTAGGAAATCTCTTAATACTGTTGCTCGTAAACTTGGAAATGTTTTACGACAAATAGTAATTATTTTATTTTTATTATGTGTGCAATAATGAAATATAATAAATAAAAGTATGTTGTATGTTTTACCACTACGAGTTCCCCCTTGCTCTACAACTATTTTCTTATCACTATTTACAAGATGTTTGTAAACTATGTTAGTCTGTATCTTCGGTTTTATCAATTATCTCGATTTGGAAATTAGTAGGAACTCCATCAGCACCTGTTATCTCTTGTCTTTCTATATACCCTCTTTTTTTACCTTTTGTTTTTAAATAGAATATTGTAGCTGATGTTGAGTTGTCAGATATTTGTTTATGTAATTGACTTTCTGCAAAATCTAAAGCAATATTCTCAATGTCTTTAACTTCTCTTGCAAAATCCTCATCTTCATTTAGCCATTTATAAAATGTACTTCTTGGTATTTCAGCTTTCTTACAAGCTACTGTTACAATTCCTAGACTTTGTTCTAAAGCCTTAATCATTGATTCTTTTTTTATGTGTCTACTTTTGTTCATATTATTTATCAAAACCAGAGAGGGGGTAAAATATTAAGCTATTTCTATAAGCATCTTCATTATGCTTTATAATCTTAGTAACTCCGTGAATGTTATACCAAGCAGGATATACTAAAATACTATTATTAGCTTGTTCAAATGTATGGTTAAAATCAGGAACACATAATGCCCCACCCTCTGTATCTTTTCTTTTAGTTAGTATTACGTTTACTGTGTTTTTTAAATTACCCCTATCTTGATGAAATGGTGCTGCTATATTGAAGTTAGATATACTGCTAGTAAATAAGTTTCCAAATCTATATTTAGGTAATGTTGTTTCTTCTATTATCTTTTTTTGTATTTCATATTGTTCAGGCATATACTGTTTGATTAGTTTCTCACTTTCCAAACAAGATAGTAACATTGCTTTTATGAATGTCTTTGCTTTTTGGTTTGTGTGAACTGCTGAAACAGAATTGTAAGGTCTTCTAAGATGAGGTTTAGCTAATACGCCACCTAATATAGTTGACATCTGTACTGTATTCCTAGCCTTTGCTTCTGCTCTACTTATGCCGTATTTTCTTTGCATTTGCATAACATCAGAACGCTCTAGTAATGATTTAGGAACATTATTACTCAAGAATTCTTTGTTGGCTATTGTAATGTATTGTTTTAGTTTGTCAGGTAAGTCGTTTAAATAAAAACCTATTATCTTTCCTTCAAATTCAAGTAAACAACTTTCAGTTACAGTAGGTGGAACAAACTCACACCTTGAACCAATCTTTTTGTCGTGTTGTTGTTTTTCTAATTCTAATATTTTCATTTAATTATTTTATTCAGAGATTTAGCGAAACCTGCAACGTCAAGTTTAGCATCTATTCTATTATTTTTTTTATTCAATTTCGCATAAGGGTAATACTCTTTAACTAATCTTTGCGCTGAAATATAATCTTCTTTATTCTCATAATTTTCATACAATCCGCCTTTATTAGTGCCGACTGTAGGGCAACGAAACCAGAAATGATTGAACTTAACAATACCGTATCCATTCCTGATAGTTTCCATACAAAACTGCCTGTCTTGTTTCATACCTTTGACATAACCCCATTTTATTTTTTCAACATTAACTAACACACAGACTTCTACATATTTGCGATTAATACTATAAGAGTTTTTCTCGTGCCAAGCGTGTTGCACATAATTTATACCATATATTTCAAATGGTAATTTTTGTGCTTTAGCATATATCTCGTGCCATATATTTGCATCTTTAGTGGATGTTTTGCCATTATAAATTCCAAACGCAGTAATATCATCATCAGAAAAAATTACCCATTTATGATTATTGGTTTTTGCATAATCTAACATAAAATTTCTAACAAAACTGATACCTTTATTTGTTTGTTTTATATTTACCTTATACGGAACATCATATTTTTCATAATCATTTGGCTCTAAAAAATGAATAACTTTTATATTAGCGTTCTTAAATAATAAATGAGTTTTTGTGTTAGGTCTATTTTTTGAAGGTATATAACAAATCATAATTTATATTTTTGCATAGCTTTATAAAATAAATCAGATAAATTAATTCCTTTATTTTTTAAGTCATCATATATTTTTTTTATAGGCTCAAAATCTGCAGCAGGATATTCAAGTATTATTGATTTCTTTGTTTGGTCATACATAGTTTGTATTTCATCATCTAAGTCAATCTCATCTAACACGCTATAATCTATTGCTTCTTCAGGTTGCCAAACATCAATACCCCAATCTTTTAATTCTTTAGTATCCCAACTGTTAGCAAGTATATCCCAATCCCACTCACCGAAGCCTACATTATCTTTGATTACAAATTGTTGCATTTGTTTTTCTGTTAGATTCTCAGCTTTAATAATCCATACATCTTTTAAACCTAATTGCTGACAAGCCTTGTAACGCATATTGCCACCTAATATTCCCATCTCACTATTAACTATGATTGGTCTTAGCTTTAACATCTCAGGAAATTCTTTTATACTATTAACTAATTTCTTGAATTTATGTTCTTTAATTGTCCTTGGGTTTACAGGGTTTGAATATATTTTATTAATCTTAACTTTCTCTATCATAACTATATAACGTATTTAATTTAACTCTTTTTTCCATTCTAGTGATTTTTCCCATAACTTTAATTTATGACCAACCTCATCAACTAAAGAATCAGGAACATTTCTAATCACTTTATACATTGGGTGGTTAAATTTATTCTTTAATTCTAAATTTTTGTTTTCTAAGTTTGTTACTTTATTTTCTAAGTAATGTACTCTGTCTATTTTATCATAACATAAATCTGATTTGAAAGTAAATATTTCTTCTATTTCTTTTAGCTTAGGATTATGCTGAGCGTTTAAATAATATTTATTACTAGAGTATAATGCAGTAGAGTGGTCATAATTTTTACCATTATCTATATAGAATTGTGCTATATGTATCCAACGCATATTAAGTTTGTTGCGTAATAAGTGATTTAATAATGACCTTACTTCTATGTATTTTCTTTGTCTAGTGTTTTTAAAAACATCAAGACCTGATAATTCTTTAATTTTTACAGCTATTTCTATTGGTGTTAAATTGTGCATTAGTTTGTTCTAAGTTTTAAAAGGTTATAACATTCTGTATATCTTTGTCTTGCTTTGCCTTTGTATTTATCTTTGAATAATTTGTATAGTTTCTTTGTGTATTTGTATTTGCTATCACAATGTACAAAATATTTTTTAGCAAACGCTTTACCCTTTCCTTTAAAGTAGTTTACATTATCTGCAGTATCGCCTACTATCATTTGCTCATAGAAATTATACATAGCTTCTTTTTCTGATATGTCTAGTATTGTTTTGTGTTTGTAGTGATAGTTATACATAAGGCAAGGAAATTGTTTATAGTCCTTGTCTATAGATACTATCATAACATTTTGTCTGCCAAACTCTGTTGATAATCTATACCAATACCTAGCAACTAAGTCATCAGTTTCAATTCCAAATCCAAACTTGCTATCGTATGTTTCCTTTACGTATTTGTGCATATCGTGTAAAAGAGGGGGTAGTGTTTGTTTTTTCCTATTGGCTTTATATTTTTTTGTCATTAATTTCCTGAAGTTTCCTTTACTTCCATTGAATGTAATAACTTTTTCAATATCATAGATTTCTTCTAAGTCATTTACAATTTTCATAAATTGCTCATCAAACTTAGCTACACAGTCTTCAAGGTTTTCAAAGTGTGGATTATCATCAGGGTTTTCTTTATGTCGATAGCAACTTGCAAAAATTAAACTATCAGCGTCAATAAGTAATATCATTTCTTTTCTTCGTAAACTTTATATCCGTTCAACTTTAAAAAACTTATAGCATCATTTATTTTTTTTTCTTTAACTCTAAAGGCGTTAAAAATTTCATTCTCAAAGGGGTGTATTTTATTTTTCATTATAATTCTTTTAAACTTTGTTTTATTAAATCTAAATACATTTCTTGCATTTTTTTATTTTCCTTTACAACTTGTGTGATTATAAATGGTAGGTCTTTAAATAAAGAATCTATATTATATACTAGCCATTTTTCATTATCAACATCGCCATAACCAAAATGCATTTCGCCATCGCTACAATGCAAACTATGTGTTTCGTGTATATATGTATGTTTCTTAGCTTCTTTTAATTCTTCCTCTAACTCGTATATTCTGTCAATTAAATTGTCCTTTGATGTTCCCATTTTATATTATTGTTATTATTAAACTTATTATCAAACCTATAAATGCGATAGCTAAAACTTTCATACTACCTGCATATTGTCTGTCTGACCTACCTTGTCTTGACCTGTATTGTCTAACCTTTTTTTCTTTTTTCAAAATTCACATTCTTTATCATCTGCATATTCAATAGCTTGTTGATATAAATTCCTGTCTGAACTTTCAATATAGTCTGCAAAATTATTAAACCAATCTATTACAAGTTGTTTGTTTTTTATTCTATATCTCATACCTTTTGATTTTCATATAATAATTCTTCTCCTATAATATAAACAATCATATTTACTAGGCTTTCTGCATTGTCATAATTTCTCATACCATCATTACCAAACATTTCCCTTTCGTAATCTTGAACAAAACTAATACCTTGAAAAGTATTGATGTTATGTTTTTTCAACCATTGTTCAGCATTATAGTATCCTATAATATAGTAGTCTTCATTAAATAAATGATAATGTAAATCATTAATGTCAACATCATTGTAGTTAGATTTTTCATTATTGATGTATTCTTGTAGTTCCTGTTTAATTGTCTTTAAATTCATATCTGTATTGTTAAAATTACTGTAATAAAAAATGCCATAACATAAAAGCAAATTAACCATTTCCAATTGTTAGGGTCTTGTTTTAAAAATTTTCTGTGTGTTTTAAACATAGAACAAATATAAAACAAATTAAGTTATAAACAAAATTTAATAACTTTTTTTTTAGTGAAGATTGATATTTATCCTACTAGCTTGATTTTCTTTAAGAAGATAAACATCTTTTTTTAATCTTTTTTTTGTCCACATTGTAGTGTCAGGACAATATTTTTTAACAGGTTCTGGCATTTTAAGAGTGTTTAGCCAATACATAAAATTACCCTTTGGGTCATTGACAAAATAAAGTTTGATTATATCTTTATCTAATTTCATTAATGAATCATACTTGTCTTTCTCAAGCATTTTATCTTCATAATATTTATTACGAAACTTCATTTCAATAACACAATCAAAACCTTTTGGGGTTTTACCGATAGCATCATAATGTGTGTAACCATCGCCTGACCAAGTTAAATCCCAACCATCAAAATTTAAAAGCAATATGACTGCTTTCTCCCATTTATGAATCTTTTTCAGTCCCATTATCCCAGATTACATTCAAATCTTTAATCCATCTGTTTACTGTTTTAGGCGAGCAGGTGCAGGGTTTGTAAAAACTATGCTTGTAATATTTAGCGTGTAGTTTGCACACCAATTCAAATTCTTCGGCTGATATGTGTTGTTTTGTACCCATTCGGAATACTGTCCATAATTTGAAATCTGTTTCTTCAAAGGTTACCATCTTTTAATTTTTATTTCGTTGAATTTTTTTCTTCTTTCATCGCAATTACATTTAGTGCCTTTAAAGGCGTGATATGTTTCGACTATATGTTTTATCCCTGTGTACTTAGTAATGTAGTATATTATATCTCCTAATTTCATTTTTTTAAATTTTCTATCTTTGAATGATAAGCATTAGTGTATTTCATCAATTTACAATCCCATTTGCTAACTTCATTATAATCTGCAAAATAAAACTGACAATTCTGTTTATCAATTATATAAACAAACCAATATAAATCTATTTTATTTAGTCCTTTTTTATGCGCTTCTTCATTGACTAGTACGCTTCTATATTTTGAATCTTCAGTAGCTTTGACGTCTATTTTTTTATTTTTAACTGTAAAATCTGCTTCTTTAGATGGATATGGATTTAAAATTTTAATCATTGTATAATCAATATTTTTTTCGGTTAAATAGTCAAGAACTATTAACTCCCCGACTACACCTAAAATATCAACATAATTATTTTTTTTACCTCTATCAAATCTAGGGTTGTTTTGCCTGTTACTTTTATTCATTGTAGTTCTAGCATTCGCTATTTCTTCTGCAATAACCCACAAAGATTTAGGATACCTATAATTCATAATAATTTTTTTAGTTTGTCCTTTACTTTTTTATATGTATTATATAAAGAATAATAATGTATATATGACTTCCTAGAAAATTCAGCTATGCTTTCCCCTTGATTTATTATTTCAAAAACTTTTCTGTCATACCAATACATTTTAGATAGTGCTTCTTTTACTTTGTCATAGCTTTCATTATAATTGACATCATTATTAGTTAAATGTATGTTATCTAAAGGTATCATAGATATGTTCTTACCTTTACGTTTTAAGTCTAAAAACAATGTCCTTAATGTTTTAAATATATAATAGTAATTAATATCATCTTCATACATAATATCTAAGCCTTTTTCTAGCTTGAGTTGTATTTTAATGTACATTTCTTGTGTAAGGTCTTCTGCAGTTCTTTTATTGCATCCAAAAGTCATAACGATATCAACCCAATTTTTGTGCTTATTTGCGATTAATATCATTTTTTTCTGTATCATACTAATTTAAAGGGTCGTATAAATCATCAACAACACTTGGTATGCCATATTCATTTACTGTAAAGCTAAATGTTTCAAAAGCATAACCCCTACTACGTTTACATTTGACAGTAACCCAATCTTTATTGACAGTATTAGCTTCTAACTCTATGTGGGTCTCCACCTTTTTTTCGAGCATAGAACCAAGATGTCCTGTCATTTTAGAAGTTCCAAAGTTATTATGAATCACGCTAATTATATGACAATTATATTTAGCAGACCATTCCATTAACTTTTGTACACAGTCATTTGATTGTTGTAAATCATTAACATCACTTACAAGGTCGGCAATTCCATCGATAATCACAAGTGATGGCTCGTTTATTTTTTGTGATAGATAATATTCAATAAAGTCTTGCCTGTGTTTATGACCTATTGTTCTAAGTCCAAAAGTGTGATATATATCAGGATTTATTTGTGAGTTCATATCATAAACCCTTTTGAAAACCTTTTGACAATGCCATAGTCCTTGTTCTGTATCAAAGTGTATTAAGTGTCCGTTTTTTCTATGACCTTTAATTCTTCCACCATATATGTTTTTGTTACACAAAAATACTGAAGCTAATAAACTGATAAAAAATGTTTTCTTTGTTTTAGGTGGTGCGCTTACAACACTTAAATTGCCAAATGTTCCTAAAGGTATAGGTAATAGTAAATCGCCTTTTTTTGATTTAATTAGTTTTTCTCCATAAGATAATGCAACAGGTGGGTATTCAATAGTTTCTTTTGTATTTACAAAACAGTCTTCTTCGATAAACTGCATCAGCATTTGGTGTTCTGTTTGTTTTTCTGTCATTAAATAAATATATAAAAAAAAAGGTATGAATTATAAAAACCCATACCCATTTTTAGATTAGTAAAGTTTTTTTTAAAAAGGCAAGTCTGATTCTTCTTTTACATAAGCTGATTCTGTTCCTGATATAATATCAATCTTTTCTTCTCTTTCAGCTAAATGTATATTACCTTTTCCGTTTTGCGCATCTTTAATCCACGCCACTTTACCATTACCAAAGTATAAAGCCTGTTTACCTGCTTCACGCTCCTCAGATGTTCTTGAATCCATTAAAGCTACGTTATTTCCATAACGAGTTTCATCTTGGATTGAGATTGTTAGATTGTACCACACCGCACCATCTTTACCTTTTACAAATTTTTCTTTAGGTAATTTAGCTACGTTGATACTTGCATTAATAATTGCTCCCATAATTTTAATTGATTTTAAAGTTTAATAATTGTTCTTCTATTTGTTTTGTTACTGTATAATGTTGTTTAATATCATTAATTGTTTTACCATCTTTCATACCTTCTAATGCATTTTTAAATTGTGGTGTATTAATTAATAATTTTGGTAATGTAGGTTTTTTAACTGCTAGATTACCATCATCATCAACTGCCTGTAAAGCTAATAAAGATTGCAAAGTATATCTACGATAATATGTTATTGCACTTCCTAATTTTTGTGCATCTAAATTATTAGGTAATTCTATTGATGATTCTATAGAGCCACCATCTAAGTCATATATAATACTTCTAACTTGATTGTCTGTTATTGGTTGTATTAATACTAATTTATTTTTTATTAGTAATGGACTTAGTTGTTCAATAAGTGAATTAATATCAAAGTATTTAGATTTATAAAAAGGGTTTTCATTGCTTTTACTAATAGAACCTATTTCTTGTTGCAACTTAAATATTTTACTGTATATATTTTTTTCCATCTTAATATTTATTATTTGTTAATACATCTAATTGCGCTTCTAAAAATTGTATTTTACTTTCTAATGCTTCGCACCTGTCTATATAAAATGCTATTAATTGATTTTTACCTTGTTGCGAATATCTTGTTCTTACGTTGTCTAGTTCCATTATTCTATATGTGTTAAAGTTGATTTTAACCAAAATATTTTGTTTTCAAATGTTTTTTGGTTTTTAGTGTCGCCCATCATTGTAGCGTGAGAAAGCATAACTTCTAAAGTTTTGATTTCTTTTTGAATGTCCTGTTTTTGTGTTTGTAATCCCATTTTTATAAATTGTTTTGTTTTAATTATATAACAAATATAAACAAAATTGTTAATAAAAAAAAATTAAGCACAAAAAAAAAGGATTAAAATTAATTAACCCCTTCTTTCATAAAGGACAAAACAAACAGAATACTGTAAATATAGACTATTCCATTAAATCTACAAAATTTTTATACCTTAATATCATTTCTTCCATTTCAAAATTACTTAATTTTATTATTTGTTTAGCTTTTTGATGTAATCTTTCTGATGTTCCTGCACCATATTTAGAATCTAATCTATTTCCAAATACATACTGTTCTCCATATTTAAAAACATTACATCCTGCACATTGTACTTGACAATTTATTTCATCCCACCTAGTTGAATAATGTTTACGACTTTGAAAATGTCCGTTTTGAAGTTTTTTCCAATGGTCTTGTTTACCACAGGTAAAACATTTAGATATATTATTTATCGAGTTTTTTCTTCTAATATATATACTAAATATAGTATCAAGTTTTTTAACTAATTTACTTCTAGTAAGTTTTTTAGCCATTTATTTATCTTGATGTTCTAGGAATTGTCTACCGATTTCAGGATTTATTTTAGATATTACTTTATAAATATATCTACTATTTTTTTTAACTATTTCTTTTTCTGTTTTTGTAGTTTCTAAACCACAATTTGTATATTGAGTTGCATCTATTTCTAATAATCTATTTATTTTTTCAATATTAGATATAGATTTATAGTTGAATATTTTATCAATTAATTCTTTAGAATATTTCATATTATATAAATGTAATAAAAAAAAAACAAAAAAAAACCCTACAAAAAAAAATAAAAAAAAAATATTACCTGAACCAACTGGAGTGGTTACCTGAAGTTTTGCAACTTAAACAGATTTGCGACTGTTAAACAAATATAAAAAAATATTTTAAATAATTTATTTTCTATTAATTTTTTCATAACTACGACCCCCAAAGTAAGAGCCGATTACTGTAATTAATACTAGTTGTAATAAATCAATCCAACTAGATTTCACTTCAAATTCTATAACTCCTGCATCAATAAAGACCATTAATACAGTTGAAACTACTAAGAATATCAAAACAATAGGTCTTACATTTTTGCTTAACCAACTGTCGCTATTCATATCATTTTCCCATCTCTCAGTTATATTTTTTTGTATATCAGATTCTGCATTAATCCAAACCTGTGTCATTTCTTTTTCAAACTGAGCCTTTTCAACTTTACTAAATGTATGCTTGTCTATTATGTCTGATATTTTTTCAGCTATATTAGAA